CTTTTTTGCATCATCAAAGAGAAAGCCGTTCAGATCGTCATCCCCACAATCAAACGGCTTAATATCAGTGTCCTCGGTAAGAGGTATGAATTCGAAATCAGTCAGTGCCATTTCAGAAATTGAACTTGGCAATAGACATCATGGATTCATAAGCCTGACGAGCAACGGCAACCTCTGCAGCACTAACGGCGCGAGGATTGTCTATCTTGGCAACTAAGCGCTGTGCTTCTTTGCCTACCAGTACAGGAGTTTCTTTAATTGGTCTTGCCATTGTAAAAATAAATAAAAGTAAATAATCTTGTCATTAATCCCACCCAAAGCATGAGTACATAACTTTATTTTCTGCAAAATTATGAAGAATTTATCTTTATCCCAAGATTTTGGTTTTTTTTTCGTGTTTAGAATGAAAAAATATCACCTACGCAATTTGTACTATGCTATTTGTACAAAATTATCAAGTGAAATTTGCAATATCTTAGATTGATAAAATGTTGCATCTTTTATTCTTGCGATACTCTTATTAGATATGTCAAAGAGGTCAGATGACAACCTAATATTGCCACCTAACCTCGATTGGCATTACGCATGGACTCATTGTTATCCACAATCAAAATGACGACTGCCATCTGCAAATGATTCCGTCTGATTCTGCATTACCCCAAAGTGTTACTTACAGATATAATCCATGATAGGTTCAAACGCATACTTTACTGCATTGCGATGGTATGAGTCATGAGGGATGATAGTGCTGTAACACTTCACAGTTACACTCTGTTTGATTCGTGATGTGATGAAGCCATATTTGCCAATCATCTTGTAAGCAATATCACGAGCATTCTTGATTTCCTCACGACGTTCCTCAATGGCATTGATGCAGTTTGGCACGAAGAACATCTTTGCCTTGCTAATCTTGGTGAACATGTCTGCAAAGAGGACTGTTGCATCAAGATTATCCGAGTCATAGCGAGTAGGCACAACAGCCATGTCTGCCACCTCATAGATGTGCTGAAGGCAAGCATCCTGAATGTTACCAGGACAATCGAAGAGCACAATGGCAGGAACCTCCTTCAGTTTAGCCATGTTGGCCTTAACTGACTCTGCATCTGCAGTGCTGAAAGGCAATAGCTGATAAGGCAGTTCCGCATCTGGATTCTCTACCAGTTCGCGCTGGCGATGACGAACGAGGGTCTGCTGAATGTCCGCATCATAGACAATTACTGGGATGCCCTGATCTATCAGGTGCAAGGCGAGGTTAGCGCAGACCGTGCTCTTACCGCCACCTCCTTTAAGTCCCACACAAACAATGATTTTGTTTTGCATTGAATTAAATTTTAAGTGAATAATAAAGAAAACTAACTCTATCTGCATCTGTTATATCGTTCCATTTCTGCCTCAAAATGGCGTCGCTTCTCCCATTCTCTTTTCATATAGTTCTCAAACGTCACAGAATCATAGGCATTGAGAAGATGCTCCCTGTCCTCACGACGAATGAGTTCCCGGAGGTTCTCAATGGTAGTGATATAGTCTCTGTCGTTAACCAGAAATGGACGAATTGTCAGGTATTCACGAACCTCAGCATCCAGAGAGGCCTTATAAGCATACATCGAGACATACATCACTATGGCAGATATGATTCCTAAGATTCCAAATGCATAAGCGATAGTATGCTTGAACTTATCAGAAACATATCCATTGTATAACTTGGAAACTACGCGTTTCACCTTTCGGAGAAAAGCATTCTCCTTTCTTTGCGCAGCCTCCTTCCTGTCACGCTCATGCAGATATTCCTTTACGGACTTATCCACCTGATTCATCGCAATAGCTTCAGTGTCTTCCTTCTGCTTCTTGCGAACCTCGTCCTCTCTGTTTTTCCAACCCTGTAGCAGCTGCTGCATGAGATATTCATTGTTCTGGATATGAACACTGCTGTCAACAGAAGCCTTTATAACCGCAGGCGGAGCAGGTTTCGGAATCTGTGTACTGATGTATCTCGCCAGTTCAACCTTGTCCTGATGACTGAAGCTGGCCTGCTGAGCCTTCTTCTCGGCACTCACGATAGTTCCGTCATCCTCATTGATGGTATAGCCAAACGAGGACGCAATCATGCAAAGTACCTTCATGGTTGCATTATGACGCTCACGGTTCTTGTTCCCTTGCGCCTGCACTGTCTCGCTAATCTGGGAGAGCAAAGCGTCTCCCGAAAGTGGTTCTAATTCTTTTTTCTTAGCCATAACTTAGAAATGTGGTTTGTAATGTGGTTTCTTACTCTTGCCCGGGCTTCTGCCTTTCAGCACGCCCATGTTGAAGCGGAACTTCCAGCGTTCATCCTCGTCATCCTTCTTCCTGTCCTCTGAAGAACTGCCTCCGCCACCGCCTACAGACAGCTGCCCCTGGTAGTTGCCGAGCATGACAAACAGAAGTACAGCGAGAGGCAAAAAGACAGATTTGCCATCCTTGGAAGGAATGACATGACCATTTTCCTCCAATTTTTCGTAATAGTTATCGCCAACAGATGTTCTGACGTCAGGAAGTTTCCAATCAGGTACCCCATCAGCATATAAGTCCTCAAATGACTTGATAAGTCTGAGAGCCGTAAAATACTGGTTGTTCGGCAAACGGTGAAGGTACTCTTCGCGCTTCTGGTCATAGTGGTCATGGACGCTTTCATGCACTATCTCGTTCAACTTGCCGAAATGCTCTTCGAGTCTGGAGAGAGTCAATGTCTTATCTACCTTACTACCTGCAAAACTGAATCCGTCTGCACTGAAAGAAATACCCATGAGCCTACCAGTCACATTATTGACATGGAACTTCATTGAGATTTCATTCTCCTTCAGCTCTGCTTCGAAAGCGCTCCATGTATCAGTCTTCTTCATGGCAGCACAAACTGCGTCATAGATTTTGTACTTCGCCTTGTCCTTTCCCCGAAGCCTTTCACGACTCACATCCACCTTGCCGGATGAAATGTGCAAACCGTATTTCCTGGTCAGTTCAAGAGCAATGCGCTTCGCCCTGGCTTCCTCATACGAATCGCTGATGACATTGCCATCTCGGTCAACACGGAGCGTGATGCCATGCAGGTGTGGATTCTTCTTTGATTCGTGACGAGCTGCAATGAACTCCGTATTCCTGTAGCCCATTCGGGATAAGAATTCCAGAAAGATCCGGGACATGAATTCATCTGTCAGTTTTGGCGCATCATATTTGGAGAAAGACAATATGAAGTGGCGTACGGGCTCATCAATATTATGATCACCCTTGCGAGCGTATGCGTCAAGAAGCAGACCCATTGTTCTGTTGTCCGCACCAGGCGGTATTCCTGCAGAATGACAGATGATGCGTGCTCCCTTCTTCTGTTTGTCCTTGCCATAAATGTCAGTGATGTAATCAATGGCACCTTTGAAGTTGCCACCAGTTACTATCTTTGCAATCATAGTTGTTCCTTTTGTTATTCCTTTCTGTTATTCCAAACTCTTATCCCATCAGTCCTTAGACAAGTCACCTCCCCGGAGGATGCGGACTAGCAGAGTGCGGAGTAATGCCAAGACCTCAATGGCGAGGTTCTCAACAGCAGACACACCCTCTGCATTTGCCTTGTGAGCGACCTGATTGACATTGTTTGCCATGCCTGCAACCTTGCGCGCATAGTCAGTGTTCTCTTCGTCAAGGTGTGGATTGCCTTTCAGTTCCAATGGGGCATCATGCAGCCAGCGCTTCAAAGAGCGGTTATGTTCTTTTGCCTTTGCCTCGGCAATCTCTTGTTCCGTGTCATTGTATGACAACTTGTACTGGTGGCGACGCTTCTGGTATGGCTTGAGCTTAGGGCGACCACCTTTCTTCTGAGTATCTATGTTATCTTGTTTTGCCATAAATTTCAGTTGATTTGTTTTAAATTATAACTCTGTTTTGAATCCTTTGTTCATTTCAAGGCGGATGGCTGTGTCTGTTTAGAAAGTCATCGGGTTGGATGTCTGGGACGGCTTCATCTTTGTACTGCCCTCATGCTTCAAACATGAAGTTCCATTTAAGGGCGCTAATATTGTTCCCAGATGGAAAGGCGGCTCAGACTAATCTACGCCAGAAGCCCATTGTGATTTTCAAGATTGGCGACAGAAGCCTTCGATTGGCAACAAGTTCCATGACTATAGGTACGGATCTTGATGCCTTTGAAGGTTTCCCGCAAGCAACGGAAGCGAAATACGGCAGGGCTTCAGCCCGTTGCTGCCAGACCCATCGTTAAGCCAAAGGCGATACGGAATGGGTAGGTTTTGGGTACTCAAAACACTAACTTGCTTTGAAAAATCACGTATCGACTTTTTATCCGTTTACGGCATGGCTTTCAGCCTGATCTGTTGTCTTTGCAATGCTTGCCATGGGGTTTCGCTTTAATCTGTGGCACACTGATTACAGCAGGAATAATGAAGTCATTTGTGGCTCCAGTCATCTGGCTAACAATGTCAGTCATAGACAGAGGCTTGCCATCTGCGTTTGGCTCTCCGCTTTCATCTGGCGAATGCATTTCCCCGGAATCAATTATATCAGGAACTTCGTGCGCATCTATATTATAAGGTGTATTGGAGTTCTGTACGATGTGACTTTCCACAAGCAATCCTGAACTCTTAGGCGAATCTTCTGTAGGCTGTTTGTCGAACTGCTGTAGTTCGCCTGTTCCCGTCTGGACATTCTCGTCATAGTCAAAATGGTTTTCTTCGTCATTACCATCAGAACTATCAACAACATGCTTCTGCTCACCAATATCAGAATCCTTGGTCTCTTCTTGAGATTGATTAAAGGGAAGTGATTTATCCAAGACTTTGTCAGATTTGTTGTCCTCAACTACAGGATTCTGTTTTGCCCAATTGCGCTCTATCTCATGATAACCATCTTCATCTGTCCAGCCTACAACGGAAACCATATCTGCAATGGATGCCAGTTTAGATGGAGTGATACGGATTATTCCGAGTTCCACGAATCTGTTCACAACCTTTGTCATCGGCTTCGGTCCGATGCCAAATTTCTGACGCAGGGAGTTGACAGAGCAGTCAATCTCCCATGGAGATAGTTCTATAAGAATGCCTCGCTTGACGAGATTTCCATGGGTCTGAGATAACTGATTCAGTAGTTCCGAATAGATATTCCAGATTGTTACCCCATTTGTTATCCCGCCAAGGTACTCGCAAGCCTCCAGTGAGAGCTCTATGCGGACTTTGGCGAACCTGTTTGTACTATAACTTCTGTTATCCATACAATCCTTGATTTTGTTTATTCAATACAATTGTAAAAGACTGCATTCTGTTATCCCAGATAAAGTGATGCAATCACTATGCGTAGAACTTACCTGTTATCCCATATACAGCATGAATGACGAAAGATATTGAAGAATTGCTTTAGTCATAAGTATATGCCATGCCTGCTGACAGGGCAGTTTGAACCTCACCATAATTAGGCATACAGGGAGAACAGATGGAGTACGTCTTGGGGCAACAATTCCTACTTCCTTGATTTTGTGTCGTGGCGAGTGATATATGCTGATGCCTGCTGGTCAACCTCGTCATCTGAAACAATACGTGTCCTGCGGAGCCATCGGTCGAGATCCTCCGGGTCAAAGTAGCAGAGCTTGCCGTTTGGCTTGTAGAAACTGATAGCCTTCTGCATCATCAGCTTGTGCAGATATGACAGCTTGATACCGAGATATTCAGCTGCTTCTGCAGTGCTAAGCAAATTTGTTTTCATCATACCTTTGTATTCTTATATTTTATATAATCCATTTATGCAGCCATTGGTTTTCAATGCCATCCTTACCATGGTTTTCAATATCTTCGAGTGGCTTTCGATTCCTTTGGTTTTGCGTTTGCAAAGGTACTACTATCGGTGCGTGGCAACAAATCCTGTTGCGTGGTGAATAAAAAAAGTGAAAGGCTTATATTGTTGATGGTAAACAATATAAGCCTTTCTATAAGTTAAAGTCTGTAAAATTGCGTGGTAATGATTGCATCTTGCGTGGTAGCAAGTGCTTTTTGGGGGGCAGAGAGGTCTTGTAACCATTTTTTTTGCCTTGCTAAGGCTGCTCAAACCGATCTAGAACAGCATCAAGCTTTTCCTTGAATCTTGTGTTCGGCTTGCTTACTGGACGGGATCTTGAACCGTCACGCTTGTTCTTCACTGGCTCTGGATCCATGTAGTGCTTTTCATAATGTACAGGGTCTATCTTGCACATCTGTATCATGGACGTTATCCATTGCTTTGTGAAGTCTGTGTCCATAGGGTTGGTAAGGTACTTGGATAATCGGTGAATGAGGTAGCTCACCCTTGTGTTCTCGTTGTGCCTGACTGTGACAGGATATGCCGACTTCCTGAGATTGAGGAAAGCAACGAAGTCGTAGCCTCGCTGGCATTCAAACTGGCGGTTCTTGCAAAGATGATAAACGTCTGAACATAGTGAAACATCCACGATGTCCTGCACTTTCACATAATTCTGGAGACTGCTCAGATGCATGGATCGTCCTCCTTTCTTGCGTTTGTGATGTCTGCGATGATGCAGTTTGCAATGTCGGCATACCTTCTTGCCATGACATCCACCAATGACAGGTCAAAGTAATATAGGATGGCGTACTTCCGTCTGTCGGAAATCTCCGTGTCACCCAGTGCTCTGGTTACAGATGCTGCCTTGTCGTATTCAGCTTTCTTTGCGTCACATGCCCTGTCAAGCGGCTCATATTCCTCATCCTGCAAATCCATATAGTCAAGGCGGTTGCTCATTGCCGTGTATTCCTTCCAGAGTGCGTTTGAAACCTCCTGTGCCTCACAGAACGACTTGTGATGATTTTCCATCAGTCTGTCAATCGCAGGTCTTGCGTCAAATGATTCAAGTAGCGATACGTTTGTGTCATATACAGATACCAAAGATTCTGCAACCTCCTTCAATGTGAGGGATTCCGAAAGCAACATGTCAATGCGCTCCTTGTCATCGCTGTCAGCTTCATTTATGGCATATTGGGTGAATGGTGCAGTGTCAGCAATCTCACGGCTGGCATTGCACAGGGAGTACATGCCTTGCAGTGGGAGTTTCCCCTCGTTTATATACAGGCTGATATGTTCTTTGATAATATTCAGCCGGGTGATGATGTCAGATGTGTTATGTTCCATAACGCGCATGTGTATATATAATAATGTGTGATGAGTAATTTATAATGAACAGTTATTGGGTTGTACAATCTTTTCTTTGCTTATGATGTTATGTGTCTTGCTTGCATTGCAGTCAGTCAACTCTCTTCACGTCAGCGAAGGCTGCATCTATGAGGCTGACCGCATCGTCCTTCTTCTTGTTGATAATCTTGGCATAGATCTGCGTGGTATCAACCTTTGTGTGACCTAGCAGCTTTGATACGGTATATATGTCTGCCCCAAGGGTGAGCATCATGGTGGCAAAGGTGTGTCTGCTGCAATGGAATGAGATTGGCTTTGTGATGGAGGCATTGTCAAGCCACTTCTGCAGATATATCCTTGAACTCATCTTGGTCGGGATATTCTTGAATATTGTATCTGCCGCTGGAGCGTCCCCTTGCTCGGGGAGGTATTGCATCGCTTTTTTTGAGAGTGGTATGTATATCGGGCGCTTTGTCTTGTACATGACAAGATGGAGCCTGTACTGCTCCCCGTCCTTTGTGATCTGTGACCATGTTATAGTGCGTATGTCACTGCAGCGCAAACCGCAGTAGCATCCGAAAAGGAAGGCTCGTTTGATATGTGGGAATGGGCTCTCCGCCTCCTCAAGTCGCTTGACTTCCTCGATTGTGAGGAACTCGCGCTTGCTCTCCGGTGTCTTGATCTTGTCCTGTGTTGTGAGCTTGTTGATGGGGTTCTCTGCTATTACATCCTCACGGACTGCCATGTTCAGGGCATTGCGGAGGCAAGCCATGTAGTTGATAACGCTGTAAGGCTTCAGATGTTTTCCCAACTTCGTGACGTACTTGTTTCGCAGATAGTCGGTAAGCCCGATGCAGTACTCACGGTCTATATCACGCATCTGGATGTCGAAGTTATATCCGCTTATGGCTTTTATGGTATTGCTGATGAGCGATTCGTCCTTGACACCTTTCTCCTTCTGCCGGGTTTGGTATGTTGTCATCCAGTCCTTCAATGTCTGCTTGGAACGGACAGACGTGTTCTTCAGACCGGCTTTGTTGTTGGTGAGTTCAAGGATTCGTTTGAACTTGATTGTGTTGGCGGCGCGGAGTGTAGCCTCATTCTGAACCTTTGCCTTTGGGCTTGATTCAGGAATGAGGTAAAGTCGCAGGAACTCATAGCTTCGCTTGCCGTTCTCATAGATGTCAAGGTAGAGTGACTTTGACCCGTCTGCAAGTGCTTTCATTCTCAGTCTTACAGGCTCTTTTGCCTTGGTGGTTATCTTCTTTGCCATATTGGTATCGTTTATTATGATTTTCAATTAGAGGGAAATGGGAAAAGGGTCAGTCTATGTTTGCATCAATAAGGCTGATGGTTTCATCTATCTTCTTGTCAATTATCTTTGCATAGCGTTGTGTGTGGCGTATGCTTGTATGTCCGAGAAGTTTTGACACTGTGTAGAGGTCAACGCCCAATGTGAGCAGCATTGTGGCGTAAGTGTGGCGTGAGGTATGGAAGGTTACTTCCTTGTTAGTGATGCCAGCCGCTTTTATCCACGGTTTGAGGTTTTCATCTATCATTGAGTGGGTCAGTTTTGGGAAGATGCTGGAGTCAAGGTCAGATGAAACTGGTTTTGGCATCCATTGGCGTGCCTGTAGTGAAAGTGGCATATAGACGACTCTGTCTGTCTTGATCTGCCTTACACCGATATTCCATGTCTTGTCCTCCATGTTGATGTCCCGCCATCTCAGCGCCCTGACATCGCTGATGCGGAGTCCGCAGTTACACGCGAAAAGGAATGCCTGCTTTACAATAGGGCAGTCACATGGTGTGGCTATGAGAGATTTAACCTCGTCTATGGTGAGGTATTCGCGGATGGTTTCTTTTCTGATGAATTTCTCGTTTGTGGCGAGAAGGCTGACGGGGTTTCTTGTTATGAGTCCTTCGCGTACTGCCGTGTTCAAGGCGGTGTTCAATGTAGCGAGATAATCGGCATTTGTCTTGGATGACAATTTTCTGCCGTTTCTTCCCTTGTACTCGCATCGCAGGTGGTCGATGAAGTCAAGGCACACCTTCTTGTCCACATCCTTGAGGGCTATGTCCCTGAACTCGCCATCCTTGGCGTCGGACAATAAAATCTTCTTTGTGGTTGTTATGCGGCTAAGGTCTCTGACACCGCGGCTCTTCTGGATGTCAT